ATCATCAACATTATAAGTACCGCCTTCGGTTCCGTCGGACTTCATAGAGCCTATAGTGCCTCCTCCGGCGCCAGAGGGCCTGCCCTCCAAGGTGCTAAGTATCATGCCAGTGACCCCGTCGCTATCTGCGGCGTCCCTGACCTGCATGACGAAGGTGTACTGGCCCTGAATGAGCTCAAGCCCCGTGCCGGTCGAGTCCTTAAGCGTGACGACCATGTTAAACGTGTCACCCCTCCTGCAGGTGATGTTGAGCCGTTCAGATATGTCTAGGTTTATCTTCTTAGTGGCCATTATTCAAGTATGCTAAGTATGTCTGATTGATTGTTTTCTTCAGCCTCCTGAAGCTCGCCGCGCTGGCCCTGACGTTGAGATATCAATTTACTTTGCTTAGAAGCTTGGATGTCGACCCTGTCGTCCTTGCGGTCCTCTTTGAGCACCTCCAGCTTCTCCTTGAATTCCTGATCGTCCGTCTTAAAGCCAAGCGTAGCCTGAGCCTTAATCATCTCGATCTCTTTTCTCATCTGGTGTTTAGCCTGCTCCAACTGTATTTCGAGCTGGGCCTTGAGTTGCAACTCCTGAGCCTTCAGCTGCGCCTCCATCTGAAGCTCTTGCTGGCGGGCCTGCGAAGCGGCCTGAGCCGCTTGGGCCTGCTGCTCAGCTTGCATCTGAGAGTTCTGTTGCGCCATCTCCTGCTGCTTATCCATGCGTTTCTTTCGGCGCACGATAAGCAAACGCTCCGCTTGGTTGATGTCTTTCAGGTTACGGATGGCCACGGCGTCCTCAAGGTCTATCTCCTTTTGAGACAGGGCCATCTGTATGTTTTGCTCAAGGTATTGGCGCTCCTGATCCTCCATTTCTTTGCGGACTTGGACCCCGAAATTGAACATGGGGAGCTCGCTAAACGAGGACAGCACCTTCATGTTTTCGTTTCCGATAGCCCTCTGGTACGCTTGGAACACGATTGAGTCGGTCGGAAGTATCTGCAAACACTTCACGAGGTCCTCGCAGACGCGCTTAAACAAGAGCATCGCGGAGTTCGTGATGTCGTACGTGGCGTTATTGCCAGCCGCGATAGCCTGCTGCTGAACCCCGACCAGCGTGTCGCCCTTAGGCGTCGACGCGTCCATCATCTCGTTGATGCCCGTGGTGTCGCGGATCAACCCAAGGTAGTGGTTGTAAATACCGATTAGCTCGTTGATGTTGCGGATGCTGTTCGGGATCTGCTGGATAGGCGCCCCTTGGAAGCCGCCCTCTGGGTTCTTGCTTCTGTAGTAGAAGACACCCGTCTGTTCATAGATGTCGTGGAGCTCAAGGGGCTGCAGGTCGCCTCCCTTCCCGAGCTGTACGTTCTCCAACCCCTCAATGTCGATAATCAGCCCGTCTGGCTTTGCCTTGGCGATGGCCTGCTGGATCTTGAGGTGCGTGAGCTGCAGCATGTCCGCAAATCCTACGCAGCTATCCACCATCGACTTAGGCATCATGTTCCTAATGTTCGTGGCGGCCACGGAGTAAGACATGCGCGTGCGGCTGAGGTCGTGCATATTGCGGGGCATGTTGTTCTTCAGCCCGTACCCGATAATGAACTCGGTGCCCGGGATGTAGATGCCGCCGTACACGTTAACCATATCCATCTTGCGAGGGGTGCGCTTAAACACGCCTCCTTGGCGCTCCTTGTAGCTGTACCCTTCGTAGTAGAAATTAGTGTTTCCGTATCTGTTCTCCTTCTCCTCGAAGTACATGCAATCGACGCCCAAGAACTCAAAGTCTATAACCTCTATCGTATACTCGTCGTAACCGTACACGTTGCGCTCAAGGTGTGAGTCGTAGTAGCTCTGGTTGAGCTTGGACATATCGTACCCCTTGGTTCTAGCCGCGTGCTCTGCGATCTTCTTAAACTCCTCCTCCGTCATTTCCTCGTTCGCGTAGCGCCTGAGGTCCTGAATCTTCATGCGCTTGATGTGTCCGGCGTACACCAAATCGTCAAAAGATGGGTCTTCGGTGTAGCTATGAATGAACATAGCGGGGTCAACGTACTCAGTTACAATGCCATACGACGGGTCGTTATTTCTTTTTACGACCGCCATGCCGCAGGCGACGAGGTCGTTTACGCAGCGTCTGTACACGTTGTCGCTAAAGCTATTCCACTCTAGCGTCATGTTCGTGGCTATCTGGGCCGCTATCTCCGCGTCCGTCTTGATGTTCGTTTCGAGGAAGATTTCCGCTTCCTCAAGGGTGTCCGGCAGCTCGGCTGGGTCTTTATCCAGCACGAGGCCACCGGTCATGGCCTTTAGCTCTTCGAGCTGAGGCTTTATCTGAACCTGAGTCTTTATGCGATTCTTCTCCTTATCCTTCTCCGAAGAAGAGAGCGGGTCTACCGCCTCAAGATTAGGGTAGGGGTTTCTAGAGAGGATCTTGTTTACAATGATCCTCGCAAACTTAGGCAGGATAGGTACGGGAGTGTAGTCGAGGTTGACAAGGCTGCCGTCACCGCTGCTAGGGTCAAGAGACGTAAGTATTCTCTTGTAGATGCTAGTATCCTGAGTTCCGTTGGCGTAATCCCTGTTTCTTTCAAACAGCTTAGCTCTCTTTTTATACATAGAGCCGGAGTCCTGTATCTTACCCCACTGGTTCTCTATAGCCTTGGCGTAGTCCAGCCCATACTTCTTAGAAGCCTTCTTCTCTTGTGAAGCTAACGGGTCTGGAAAACTACGGGACTTATTTCTTTCGTTGCTATGCATTACCGTGGCGGCATTTTTGCAAATATAGAAATAATAGGATTCTTAGCCGATCGGGTTATATCTGCGGAAAAATTTCTTCTCGTCAAACTTTACAACCTCCTTTTTCTTTGCCTTTTGGGCGGCTAGTAGCGCAAGCCCCGAGCTTATCGTAAGGTCAAACTTGGTTCTGTCGTTTATTTTAAAACCTATCCAATCCTCAAGCGTGCTGTTAAAATACATCTTTCCCATGTCTCCGGTCTCACGATGAAACCCAACATGGTCGTGGATGTAAGCTTCTATGGCGTGGGCGTGAGCTTGGATGACGTCTTGCGAGTTTGAAGGTATACCCTTCGTCTTTGTTTTTATAGAGCTGTTAGCTGCGGTGAGGTGGGCTGGCCTATCCATAAGGTAGCCGTCATAACCCCTTGATTCAAAGTACCTTGCAATCCCGTACTTGTTGTTTTCAATTAACACAGGGTACCCATAAAAGACGGCAGCCATAAGCACGTCTTCGTAGAAGATTTTAGCTAAAGGCGGGCGGGACGCATACTCCACTACAAACATGTTCGATGGGTGCTCCATATGGAACTTGTTGTAAAGGTGTAGCGCTCCCTTAGAACCGCGTCCGTCGACGGTGGCGTCAAGGTCATAAGAGTCGACCCCGCCTACCCCCAGCTCTGCATTAGGTGCTACGCGTTTTCCTCGATCAAATTTCTTTTGATTCTGGATCTCTTTAGGCGGCATCCACGCCACCTTAAACCGGCCCTTAGGGTCTGGCTTAAATACTACTTCCGTGTCCTTTTGCCCGTTCTTCCAAACGAAGTTCCCTACAACTATAGGGTTTGGGTATAGGTCGTCGTTATGCTGTATCTGCTCGTATATCTTGCCGATGTTGAATAGGCTTCCGTCGATACTATCCCTGAAGGCTTCGTCGGTGGTAAATGGGAACTGGCGCGTTACCTCGTTTAGCTCCGAGGGGTCAGACTTGAGGCTCTCCCTTTCGTTTTTGAGATACGTCTTTGCGCCTTGAACAACACTATCGCCGTCAAGACCGTCCACAGGGTGATCAGGGTCATCAACGATGGGTCGTCCGTGTTTGTCAAAAAATCCTTCAAGTGATTCATATGCGGGTATAAATAATCGGTACAGTCCTGTTCGGGTCCTACCGTTTGCGTTTCTTTCTTCCGGATTCGAATCCCTCCACAATTCCTTGTATTCCTTCCCACCCTTGTCCATCGGGTTCACCGTACTCCCAACCATGGCCTTTCCCACGATTTTTCTTCCGACGATCAAACATGTCCGCTGAATCCTCCAAGCGTCCCTTATGTCTGTAGGTTTTTCCCATTTTCCAGCTTCGTCTAAATAGAGTATGTGGAGCTTCTCCCCATCATACGCGTTGTTAGTAGTGTTCTTCCAGTTAATTACCGTATTAAGAGCCTCTCCCGTCTGCGCAGTCTTATTCTTCTTCGTGATTCTCTTACTCGGCTCGCGAAAAGCCAGCTCCATGCGTGGGTTAGTGGTACCATCCTGTATAGGTTTAAAGAAGAAGGGGTAGTGGCGGAACATTTGCACCACCTTCTTCATGAATATATTTTCTTGCGCGTCCTTACCAGTCTTGGACTGGATTCCTAGGAGTTTGTCTTTGACCTGCGTCGCTTCATCTAGAAGCACAGCGGAGCAGATATTAGTATATCCGCTACGCCTGCACTTCGTATACAACTGGCCAATACATCGCGGATCCGCCTCACACGCGGCTAAATGTAAGAAAATATTTCTTTGGAACTCTAAAAAGTCAGGATAACCAACGTCCATCTTGGTCCATTGGAGCATCATATAGTGCCTCCCGGTTATATAAACAGGCCTACCCGCATTATAAAACCAAAAGCCCTCACGCCTACGGCGAAATTCCTCCTCGATATACGGAGAAAACTTCTGTCGAAACTCCCTTGGCATCTCCCCCCACTCATCCATAGACTTAATACGAGACAGTTCCTGAGGCATAGGAACCCTCTCCCACACCTGCATGTCGTCTGGCTTTCCATATCCCGCAATTTCTTCCTCGGGAGGCTGAGCGGGAAGCATAATGAGTAGTGAACCAAGTTCAATAAGTTCACCTTTCGTACCCTTGGGACAAATTGAGACAGCAGGCGCATCATAATATTCTATGTTTACTAGGGAGGACATCAGAAAACCTGACCGTACCGATTGCTTCTAAAGCTCGGGGCGCCAGTCTTAGGGGTCTTAAGCTCCATGTACTTGCCACACGGACATTTAATGTCGTGGTAAGCCCCTTCAGATCCGAACTTAATAGTGACGCCGCTTTTAGCTTCCTCGTGGTCCTTACACTCGCAGATGTAATCAGCCATGGTTAGCGACCTTGAGATTTGTACGGCTTCTTGTAGTACTTCGACGTCTTAATGTTTGACGTACGGGTCTTGGCGTGAACCCCTTTTCTTCTGACGCGCTTTTTGATCAGCGTTTGAGTTTGTTGTTTCATGTCAATTTAATTTAGTACCCCCGACAGGACTCGAACCTGTAACCGTTTGCTTAGAAGGCAAATGCTCTCTCCAGTTGAGCTACGAGGGCGTTCCCTCACCTGCTCCTCCTAACGGAGGGGCGGTTGTTGGCTCTATTCTTAGATTCAGGCTGCTTCTCAGTTCTGTCAGACGACCCTACATGCGCTTCGTCGAGACCGTCCCCGTTCCCGTACGTCCCCTTGCGGCGGTTGATACGGTTGAGGTTAGCCCTGTACTTCTTGGCTTTGCCGCCGCTGCCGTACTTGGCGTATTCCTCTTTGTAGTCTCTTTTCTTGAGCTTCATGGTACAAATATAATAAATTGTTGGGGCGGTGGGACTTGAACCCACGACTTCCTGTGTATAAGACAGACGCTCTAACCAACTGAACTACGCCCCAGTGTGATTGCCCTATTATGCGTAGAGGGCCGCCTGACGAAAAAAGAAGCTTAATCCTCGAACTCGTCGTTCCAAGATTCCTCCCAGAACTTAAAGTCTTGTTTATTCATTTGGTACACTATTTCTTGCCAATCATTTAGAGAATCTTTCAGCGAAACCTCCGCTGTAGTCTTTTGCTTGTTCGATCTCTCCATTTGTCTGTAGGTCTTTTATCATTTGCTCCAACCGTTGCCTTTCAAGCAACAGTTCCTTGCAGTCTATAGCAGTTTGTTTAATGGACTGCAGCTCGGCCTTACGTGCCGAACCGCCAGCCTCAGGGTCTACCGGCTTCCGAACCTCGTCGATCATATTGTTGATCGCCACCTCCATGCTGCCCATAAGGCGCTCGGCGGCTTCAATCGTTGTGAACTTCTTCTTCGACATAGAGAATATCTTCTGCGCGAACTCTAAAGTACTTATTACCGTCTATAGTTATCTCGTAATCCCTGTTCTTTTTTAATCCCACGACGTCACCCTTTTTGAGCCCTAGTTCGTCGGTAGAAGCGCATTCAAACGCCACCTTGGCTTTTCTAACTGGGGATTCTACGAGCTTCACCACCTCTATAAGGTCTGATTGCTTTCCGGGGGAGCCCTCATCTACCGGAGAGAGTAACGTCCACCCCGCCAAGGGCTTGATTTCGCCCTTTTTGTTCTTATACGCTATGGCTTGGTTGTTAACCGTGTTTACGGGGTCATACCTTACCAAATAGTGGTTTTCGTGCCCCGTTAGCGGCTGGCCCTCATTAAGCACCACCAAATGATGGAAATAGAGGGTGTCGCCCTCCTCGGCCCCGGTATCGTGTTTTAAAGGAGAAGCGACTACGGGGCCCTCAGTGACCCTATGCTCGAAAGCGTTGAACTTGCTGTCAACGTAGAGCTCCAAACCGCCGTCCGTGACGATAGTATCATTGAGCTTCTTTTCTAGCTCAATGACAAAGAGATCCAATGTC